GTTGATTCTGATTCTTACGAAAAAGAAAAGTTGCTTGAATATCAAGGCAAAAAATATGGTATTTACAAATCATTTATGCGCCAAGATGGGTTCACTGAATTGTATGTCGAGGTGAATGCGGGTGACTAATATTAATGAAATAGCAAAAGAGATTGCAAAGCAAGTTGAACTTTACACGGAAGAAGTCAAAGAAAAAGTTGAAGACATAAAGAAAACAATTGCAAAAGAATTGGTTTCCGATATCAAACACGGAAGCCCCGAAAAGACCGGTTCATATGTCAAAGGTTGGGGAATAAAAAGCACACCGAAAAAGCTTATTGTTCATAACAAAACGGATTATCAATTGACCCATCTTTTGGAGTATGGACACGTTAAAAAAAATGGTGGTAGAACTGAAGGAAAACCACATATAAGAACGGCGGAAGAAGCGGCAATTAGAGAATATTTAAAACAGATTGAAAGGGCAATTAAAACATGAATTTAATTGAATTAAAAAGCATCCTTGAAGAAACGGGATTTCCTGTTGCATATTCTCATTTTGTCGAAACCGAAAATGAATCATTACCCAAACCACCATTCATTGTTTATTTAGTTGTTTTTTCTTCACATTTCATGGCTGATAACAAGGTGCATATTCCTGTTGAAAATGTGCAAATTGAACTATATACAAACAAAAAAGATTTAGGGGCAGAAAGCGAACTTGAAACAATTTTAAATAACAATGAAATACCCTTTGCGACAACAGAAACTTTTATTGAAAGTGAACAAATCTATCAAAAAATATATGAAGTGAGGTTGTTCTAATGCCTGAAAATAAAGTTGTATTTGGATTAAAAAACGCACATTATGCAGTAATTACAGAAGATGTCGATGGAATTCACACTTATTCAGCACCGGTTGCTTTAAAAGGCGCGGTTGAAATCACACTAGAACCAAAAGGCGACCAAACGGATTTTTATGCGGATGATATTTTATACTATACAACAGTTAGTAATCAAGGTTACGAAACAAGTTTATCACTTGCTAATATTAGCCGTGAATTTAGAACTGAAGTTTTAGGTGAAACACTGGAAGGAACGGATAATGTTTTGACAGAAACAACATTCCAAAAACCAAAAAATATTGCCCTAATGTTTGAATTTGATGGCGATATCAAAGCAACAAGACATATTTTATATAATTGCACGGTTGCAAGACCAACAATAACTTCAGCAACTAAAACAGAATCAGCGGAACCGACACCACAAGAATTAACAGTAGTTGCAGCGCCAAGACCGGCTGATGGGGTTGTGAAGCGTTCAACAACAGGCGATACGCCAACAGATGTTTACGATAATTGGTACCAAGCCGTTTATGCGCCTGTTGTAGCACCGTAAAAAGGAGAATTTCATGGAAAAAACAATCGAAATTGATGGTAAAAAAGTTAGATTCAAAACAAATGGTGCTACAGCTTTACGTTATAAAGCACAATTTGGAAAAGACTACTTTAAAGAAATCTTAAAGCTTGCACCATTAGCAAAATTAAAAGAAGAAGGTAAAGATTTTAATATTGAAGCTTTAAATGCACTTGATTTTGAAGTTTTTTATAATATCGCTTGGATTATGGCGAAAACAGCAGAACCAACCATTCCAGAACCTTTGGAATGGTTGGAAGAATTTGATGAATTCCCAATGGCTGAAATCATTCCAGAATTGCAAGATATCATGACTTCTTCTTTCATGAGTACAAAAAAAAAATAATCAATTCGGATGATGATGATGATGAAAACACAATGACAAGTGAATTATTTCAAGTAATGGCATATCAATGCGGCTTGAAATATGAAGATTTACAAATTATGACCGTGGGAATGGTTCTTGATTATATACGAGAATATCTCGAGCAACATAAACCGGCAAAAGAAAAGAAACGTAAAGCAAAACAAAATGATTTTGATGCTTTCTAAGGGGGTGGAGAATTGGCGGATAGAATCAAAGGAATTACGGTTGAAATTGGTGGCGACACCGTAGGGCTTGACAAAGCTTTAAAAGGTGTAAACAATACAAGCCGTAATTTACAAAAAGAATTGCGTGACGTTCAAAAGCTGCTAAAATTTGACCCCAATAATGTTGAATTAATGGCTCAAAAACAAAAGCTTTTGAATGACCAAATCGAAAATACTGAAAAAAAACTAAATCAGTTAAAAGAAGCAGAATCACAAGTGCAAGCACAATTTGAACGTGGTGACATTGGGGCGGAGCAATATAGAGCCTTTCAACGTGAACTTCAGGACACAGCGCAATATTTACAACACACCCAAAATCAATTAAATGATTTAAGTAACGAGCAGCAAAAAGTTCAATCTAGTACGCAGGAATTAGGGCGATTATTTTTAGCTACAAATAGCAGCCTTGAAGAATATGCCGACACTTTAGGAACCAAGCTTGTAAGAGCGATTCAAAACGGCACAGCGTCATCAAAAGACTTGGATAAAGCTTTCGATTTAGTGAGCAGAAGTGCTTTAGGAGCCGGCGCAGATGTTGCGGAAGTACGTGAAAAATTAAAAGCCCTTGAAAACGGTGATAAGTCAGTAAAAAAAGTTTCAAAATCGCTGCAAAAATTGGCTTCAGATGCCGCCGACGCAAAAGGTAGTGTGAAAGATTTAGGCGGCGAACTTGGAGGAATTGCAGCGGGTGCAGCAGGAATTGTTGGTATTGGTGGGATTATTCAAAAAGCTTTGGATATTTCAACTTTGGATACTACAATTGATATTTCATTTCAAGTCCCTGAAGAATCCAAGCAATCTGTTAAAGATGCCGTTCATGGAATTCAAGCCTATGGAATTGATGCCGAAACAGCCCTTGCAGGAGTTAGAAAACAATGGCAATTAAATGCCAATTTGACAAATGAAGAAAATGCGGCACTAGTTAAGGGAGCCGGAACAATTGCGGCTGCTTATAGTGCAATTGATTTTACTGAATTAATTCAAGAATCAAATGAAATGGCTATAGGTATGGAAATGAGTCAAGAAGAAGCACTTGGGATGACAAAAGCCCTTCTTGATATTGGATTTCCACCGGAACAACTTGACATCATAAGCGAATACGGAAGCAATCTAGCTAGAGCCGGCTATGATGCTCAAGAAATTCAGGCTATCATGGCGACAGGAATCGAAACAGGCACTTGGAACATTGACAACCTTCTTGACGGATTGCAAGAAGGAAGAATTTTAATGTCGGAATTCGGAAACGGTGTTGACAAAGCAACCGGTGAACTTCTTGCAAAGACAGAAATTTCAAAAACCCAACTTCAAGAATGGGGCGCAGCGATTGCGGGCGGTGGTAATGCAGGGAAGGAAGCAATGGTACAAGTAGCAACAGCACTTGCCGGTGTGGACGATGCCACAACACAAAATCTACTTGGTGTGAAGTTTTTCGGTACGATGTGGGAAACACAAGGGCAAAACATTATAACAACATTGACTGAAGCAGAAGGAAAAACGGTTGATTTGACAACCCAATCAACAAATTTGGCGAACGCTTCAAATTCTTTGGATGCAAGCCCGCAAGTAGCATTGAATAATGCTTTACAAGGGATGACGGATGCTTTGACACCACTTTTGACAACTGTTGCTACCTATATAACCAAAGTTGCTGAATGGGCGCAAAAAAACCCAACATTAGCGGCAACAATCGCAGCCGTAACAACAGGAATTGGACTTTTGGTTGGTATATTATTTGCTTTATCTCCAATTTTAACGGCGGTAATAGCTTTAGCCGGCGCTTTGGGGATAAGCGTTTCAGCTATTGCAGCACCGGTTTATATCGCAATTGCAGCCATTGCAGCCATAATTGCAATTGGCGTATTGCTTTATAAAAATTGGGATACCATCAAGAAAAAAGCTGGTGAATTGGCATCAACAATAAGCAAGAAATTTGAAGAATTTAAAAAAGCAGCGGGCGACAAAATGAAAGCCGCACAAGATAAGATTGAAGATATTTGGGACGGTGTTATGAAGTTCTTTAAAAATATTGACTTATATAAAATAGGGAAAAATATTATTCAAGGACTAATTGACGGAATAACAGCAATGGGCGAAAAAGTAAAAAAAGCAGCTTCCAACATTGCAAGTGGTATCGGTGAAAAAGTCAGCAAAATTTTAGATTTGGGAAGCCCGTCAAAAGTAATGATTGGGTATGGTGAAGATGCCGGTGTTGGTCTTGCGATTGGATTGAAAAACACAATAGGAACCGTTTCAGAAACAGCAACTTCAATGGCTAATTCCCTTGTAAAAGCAGTAGATAGCACTATTGGAAGGGTTGGAAAAGTTGTAACAACTACTAAATCATTAGCCGAAAATCTTATATCTTCAGCGACAGATTTTTTAGGCGGCGGAAAAGTAGTACAAGATTATTTCAAAGCGATAGTTGAAGATGGTGATTGGTTGAATGATTGGTTGACTAATATGCCAAAACAAGTTGCCAATCTTGCAAGACAGCTTGGAAGTTCACTTTCAAAAGATTTAGAAGGAAGTAATGCTTTTGGATGGAATCAAAGTAAAGACCCTTGGGTTACAAAACCAAAACCAAATTTAAATGTCACAATCAACAGCCCAAGGCAATTGGATGCAAGAGAAGCCAATGTTGTTTGGAATAAAACCATGAAAAAAATGCAACTTCAGTGGTAGGTGAAAATATTGTTAAGAGTTGAATCAATAAAATTTACTGATTCAAAAGATAGAACTTATATTGTTCAAGGTAGAAAAATAGAATCCTTCCCTTTGGTTGGTGGCGAAGAAGCAAATATGATTGAAACCCAAGTTTGGAATCAACACGGGAATACACATATTAATGCTTTTATTGAAGCTTTTGAAGGGGAATTGATTTTCATTATAAATACAAGTAGCTTAAAACCTGATGAAATCGAAAAAGCAAGAAGGGAAATTGTTAATATATGCAATCCCTTAAATGGAATTGTAAAAATGACAGTGACTTTAAATAATAAAGCTATTTATAATCGTGATATTACTTTTTCAAATGCACCATTTTTTCCAACCGGTTTTGAAAACAGAAATGAAAAGTGGCAAAAAGTTCAATTACTTTATACAGCAAACAATCCCTTTTGGTACGCAGAAACGGAAATTGTTGAAAGCTTTCAAGGGGTTGAGCCTCTTTTTGAGTTTCCTTTCACAATGTCACCAATAGACAAAGTAATTTTTGGGCAAATAATTCCAAGTAACGTTGCAACAAATACCGGACAAGTAGATGCGCCAATTGTAATTGAAATCAATGGTGCTTGTGTCAATCCGATGATTGAAAATCAAACAACAGGCGAATTTATAAAGTTCAAGAATTTGACAATGGGTGCAAATGATAAATTAATTATTGATACAACTTTTGGGCAAAAAAGAGTTGAATTAAACGGGGTAAATATTTTTAATAAACTTGATTTCGCATCAACATTTTTTAATCTTGGGATAGGGGATAATGCAATTGATTTTACAGACGAAACCGGTTCTACTACTACTACAATTCATTTCATTTACAAGAATCTTTATATCACAATTTAAGGAGGTGTAAATGTGACGATAAACTCTTATTTTTATGATTCTGTTGCGAATGACAGACCCTATTCAGCGGCGGATTTTGCAAAAGCTTTTGGCATTATTTTAAAAACCGGTGTCATGGCGAAAGATAGCACGGGCGCTTTAGGATTAGATATAGGTGGAACGAATTATCTAACCATTTATGCAGGGAAAGCGATTGTTCAAGGGCATTTCATAGAAGTAACAGGAACGGAAACTTTGACAGTTCCCGCCGGTACTTATTTGGGGCAAGTTGTTTTAAGAGTTGATGATGCGGACACAAGAACGGCTTCACTTGTCGTCAAAACAGACCGAACACCAATACAAGGTGCAACATTGTATGAACTTCCTTTATTTAATGCAAATGTAACTGATGGGATAATCACGGCGGTTGGTGATATGAGAATCCAAGGCGGTGCGGCGACCCATACACATTTAATTTCTGAAGTTTCAGGACTTCAAACAAGTTTGGATGCAAAAGCCGGAACAACACATTCCCATGATATTGCTAGTGTTATAGGACTTCAAACGGCTTTAAACTCAAAAGCTGATGATAGCAATGCGGTGATTTGGAGCGCAGACCCAAACGGAGTAAAAGCGACAATTGGGAAATATAACGGAACCGGAAAACCAATCGTTTTATTCTTGACAACCAATCAACCTTCAGCCGTATCAACCGAACACCGTGTTTGGATACAAATTGATAATTTCTAGGTGGTGAAGAATTTTGTCTGATGGTGTTCTTTATAAATTTAATGCGACAGCACCAAGTGAATCGCAATCAAGAAAATTCAATGCATCAAGTTCTTCAGATGGACAAATAAAACATGCGAACGCAACAACTTGGTATCAAAATTACCCAATGGAGCAAGTTTACGAAAAATATTTCAATGTAGAATGGACACATGCGTATAATGGTTCCGGTGTCAAGTTAGACCAAACAACATGGGGCGACCATCCAAGGGCGGGCGATAGTATAGGATTTATTGGTCTATGGGGCTTTGATAATACTGATATGAAAAATTTTGTTTCAGGTGGGGAAATCCAAGAAATAAAAGTTGAAGTAAGGTTTGACGACCCTTCCCACGCGGGAAATCCTTCATTAAAATTTGGTGTTCATATTTACAAAAGTAAGCCGTCAAGTTCTTCTTGGGACGATATAAATAATTTATATGTCACATCAAGTACATTCAACCAAACGGGAAGCGACTTTTCAAGATGGATTACTCTTCCGAATGCGGCTTGGTTAAATGGAAATATGGGTGGGGTTGCGGTATGGGCTGCTTCAAACACAGCGGCAAACAGCGCACGTTTTGCAGGAAAAACAAGTTCACATAGTTTAAATAGTTTCAATACAAGATTGTATATAAAGGTTTTGAGATAATGCAGAAATTACAAATAAATATCTTCACATTCGAATTAATTTGGATGGGTGTTATTGATGCTGTTGAAACATTAGTTCACCGGACATCATGGCATGAAATTAGAAACAGTGAATTAACAGTAAGCAAAACAGCCCAAGGAGTTGAAGAATTACAAATTGGGCGGATTTTGCTTGTAAATAATCAAAAAGATAAAGCGCTCATTATTGAAGATATGACTTCAAGCCTTGATGATAATTATATTATTTATAATTGCATTCCATTAAAAGGAATGCTTGATTATAGAGTTTGCCACCCCACCGATTCAGGAAACTTTGCAGCTAAAACACAATCACAAGTTATGATGGAACTTGCATCAAAAAACCTAGTCACCCAAACGCGAGACAATGACCGGAAATTTTGGAATGCAGCCGGAACAATCAATTTATTTAAAGTTGCAGCTTTAAAAACTTTTGGTGACACAATTGATTTTGCGGTTGATTGGAAAACGGGATATTTAGGGGAAGCTGTTGTTTCTGTTGCGAAAATGTTTGGTATCACAGCAACAGCGCCACTTGGTTGGAATGTTTATATAACAGAAGATTATTCAGCTTTTGAAATGGATGTTTGGCAAGGTATTAATAAACATATTAATCAAGATATATTGCCCCCTGTTGTTTTCAGTGAAGAATTCGGAAACGTCAAAAATGCAACTTTTGAATATTCAATTAAAGATTGGCGAAATATTGCCTATATGGTTTGGGAAGATGTAAATGAAATTTTGCAAGTCAACACGGTTGGAAATACGGCACACGGTGCAACAAAATCTTTTAACAGAAAAGAAATTATTATAGATTCATCCAAGGAATTATCCGGCGAAGTAACAAATGAAGGGCGAAGTGAATTAAATCAGCGCCCACAAATTGAAAGCTTCACGGCTGAAATTATAAATAATGAAAAAACAATGACAACTTATATTGAAGATTGGAATCTTGGCGATATTGTCACCATACAATCAAAACAGGTATTAAAGGACAAACTAATTTCAATTGATGCTCAAATCACTGAAATTGAGGAAATGTATTCCGCCGGTGAATACAGTGTCAATGCAACTTTTGGTGAAGGTAGACTTTCAATATTTCAGCTTATCAAACAAGCGATAGAACAAAAAAAATCAAGGAAGTGA